CTCTTCGACGTGGTCGGGTACGATTTCAGCTTCATCAACCTGGACGTCGAAGGGATCAACCTGGACCTATTCGACCAGCTTCCGTTCGACTCGCTAGCTGATCTACGGCTACTCTGCGTTGAGCACGACGGCCACGAGACCGTGATCCGCGCGCAGATGGGCGTGCTCGGCTTCCACGAGATCTCCCACAACCCGGAGAACCTGATCTTCGGCCGCTAGAGCAACGCCAGCCTGTCTTGGTAGGCCTTGCCGCCGTGCTGGAATCGCCGCCCAAACTGCGGATGTGGCAGCAGCGCGTGGACCTGGACATGCTGCTTCTCAAGCGTGCGCAGCGCCGCGTTGCCGAGTGCCACGACCTTCATCTGACCAAGGCGACCGCTCGCCCGCAGTATCCCGATCGCGTCTGGCTTGTCGTTCGCGTTCGTCCAGGCCGCCTTCGCCTCGTCGAACATAACCTCATGCAGTCGCTCAGCCAACCAGAGCGAGCAATTTCCATACTCATAGAAAGGCCAGCACCAGCCGTGCTCGGTGTTCACCCGGTCCCCGACCATGAGGTACTCAGCCGCACGAATGTCGCCGAGGAGATTGTCGTTTCCCAGTAGCAGCGGCGCGTCGAGGGGGTCAAACCAATCGGTCACCTTGTGGTAGTCGTCGCCGATCTCATAAAACATGAGTCCCCTGTAGGTCCGAGTGAAGGTACCGTGACCAACCACCAAGTCGTCGAAGTAGGTGTCACGATTGATGGGACCGGACTGGTGCATGAGCTCCATGTAACGCCGGTTGACCTCCAGGTTCTTGCCGGCGTCAGCGTCAGTGCGATGCGCCCGTGTCTTGAGGTAGCGCTCCCGCAGGTGCGAGTCGTCCGACGAGACACAGACAACAGTGAGGGCATGCGCTTTTGCCAGGACCCGCTCCACGAACCTCCCCTGGTGTGGCCACGGCGTCCCGCCACGGTAGACGTGAGCATAGACTTCCTCGGTCATCCAGAGCCGGTCCAGCACGACCAGCTTAAACTTCGACAATTCTAGCGCCCGCCGCAAGACGGCCGTGTGGTAGTTGAAGATCTGGTTCCTGAACCGGTAGGTCTGGTGAAAGACGACTGCCCCGTAAACGTCGGCAAGCTTAGCCGCCAGCCAAGACTTACCGGTCGCATTCGCGCCCTCGAGGACGATCAAACTCATGGCCTAGAGAACACGCTGGGGTGGTTCTTAGGTAAGCCCAATGAACAACGACGCCCTTGCCACCCCACGCTCGCTTACAGGCGCAGAGTGGGTCATCGTCACCGTCAGCGAGCCGCTCCTGTGGAGCCGGTCTCCAGATGAGACTTGGATGCTGAACCCACGCTGCCGCTACATCGTCAACGCGATCCAGATGGAGAGCTTCAAGGACAAGGTCGACACCGTGTCTGAGCTGAAGAACTCACGCTTCTTTCGGCCGTTGCGAGCCAACCAGAACCTGGCAAGCGCGACGATCTTGGTAGAGCGTCACCGCGACCGTGGGTTCGGTGACTACCTCTTCCTCACTGGGCCGCTTAGCTACCTCCGCCACCTCTCGGGCAATAGTGCCCAGATTGACCTGTATGCGCTGGCCAGCCATGGCAAGATCCTCGACAACCACCCGGCCCTATCCCACCCGGTGACATTCGCCGGCCCAATCCACTACGACAACCTCCCGCTGTACAACTACCACTGGTTCATCGACACGGTGACTGAGTACGACGAGGAGCGCGACCAGCTAAACGTCTATGACGCCCTCTACAAGCAACTGGGCGTCGAGCCAAGCGGCGTCGACGCTCGGTTCAAGCGGCCAAGCATGGCACTGTCAAATCTCGACTACAGCGACCTCGACTCCCTGTACTACTTCATCTTCTCAAACCGCAAGCTCGACCTGCGGCGCACCGGGTACTACGTCGTGGCGCCCAGCACTAACTCCACCCTCAGGTCCGCCTCATACAGCATGTGGTTGAAGACGATCTACCACCTGGCAAAGATACGGCCGGTCGTGGTTGTCGGCCAACCGACCAGCGTGCGGGCACCAGCCGTGGACATGCCATACGGCACGTTTGTCGGCCAGATCGACCACGTAGGTTCAAACGTCATTAACCTAATCGGCACCACCCCGATCCGCGTCGTCGCAAGCCTGATCTCGCGGGCGACCTGCTGCTTCACGCTTGACTCCGGGTTACTCTATGTCGCGCAGGCACTGCGAGTTCCGTGCGTGTCGCTGTGGGGCCCGATCTCACCTTTCTCGCGGATCGGCTACGACCAAGACTACCTAGACCTTGCCATCTGGAACCGGGAGTCCTGCGTCCATGCCAGTTGCTTCGCTTACCAGTCGTTCCCAGTAAAGAAGTGCCCGCGCGGCATCAACCAGATAGCTTGCGAACCACTCTACCGCGTCTCGACAGAGCAGATCCTAGACAAAGCAAAGCTAGTCGAAGACCGTACCAACTCTGCGGCAACCCCACCTACACCGCCTGCGGCTGCACGGGCGACAGCGGCACCACGCTAGCGGTGGGCTTCTTGCCGGTGCCTCGGCAGTCCGGGCGTGGTCGTCTCCACCAGATCGGCGGCGCAAACCCACACCGGAGGTAAAGCAAGTTAAGTAACTTGCGCCTGGCGCCCTTGAGGCGCGGGTTCGCCGCACCGGTATTACCACGCATCTTACCCTCAGCCCACAGCTGCCTCATCTTGGCGGCCATATTCTCAACGCGTAACTTCTCAGTCTCAGGGTCGATGGTCTTAGGCTTGTGCAGGGCTAGCTTGTGAGCTTCAGTGAGCGGTTTTCCTTTCTTACCAAGCGATATATTGAGGCACTGGTCAGGCGTCCTCTTGGCTCCTAGGTTGGCGGCGCCAATCGCAGCGCGGTGCTCATGTGGAAGCCCAAACCCGTAGAGTTTACGGTTGCGCGTCGCCTTGTCACGTTGGCCCTTGGACATGGCCTGGCGCATCGCGACGTCTACATCTGATGCCCGACGGCACCGGTGGTTCGTCGAGTTTAACAGGTTGTCAAACCCGTACAATTCAATCCGGCGCGACTCCTCCACAAACGCCGCTTCTTCGTCGTCAGTCTCGAAGACCTTCCGCGGCTTGAAGTCCTTACCACTTGCGATAAGCTCGCGCAGCCGGCGGTACAATCCAACCTGGCTCCAGCTGTGGCAGTTGAGATTTTTGCGATGGACGTACATCCGCCCACCAGACCCTTTTCCGACGTAGCAGACGTTTCCGTCCGGCACGACAACCAACTCATAGACGTAGAATTTCATACGCCTACGAAGAACAGCAAATTATCCCTCAGTCGATAATGTTATTGCAGTAGATGTTGCTGAACAGCGCGATCTGGTCAAGGTCGAGGTCAAGGCGCGCCGCTGGGTTGGTGGCTGTGTCAAATGACACGCGAGACACGCCTGTCACCCCGGCAACCGCCATGACGACATCGGTCACGTTCGACCCAGAGGCCGGGACGTTGGCCTGTGCCGCGGCAAACAAGCTGGCGCCGGGGGCAAAGCCACTGAGCCACGCCTTAAGCACGGCCCGGATCTGACGGCGCTTGAGCTGTGAGTCGCCGTCGGCCGTGTAGCCGACGTAGAGGGTAAGGTTGTATTCGCGGGTGTAGCCGATCGCCGTGATAAGCCGCATCGTCACCGTCCCAGGGACTCCGTCGACCGAGAGTGTGACCAAGCCGCTCAGCAGGTTAACTGCCGATGGGTAAGTGGTCGAGAGGTTGCCACCAGACACCATCGCAGAGCCAGGGGTCGTCCCCGGCAAGACCTCAAGTTGCACGCCACCCATGAAGAGTTGAAAGGCCCACGGGGTGACCGGGAAGACCGGGAGCGTAGCTGAGTATTGGTTCGTCTCGGCGTCTGACGACTGAAGCGCGAGTGGATAGGCGTAAGTCTCGTCAGGTGGGGTAAAAAGCTGTGTCTGGTTTGCCGGGTAGAGGTCGGTGGTCGGGGTGGCGATGTTGACGGTATCGACGTCTGGCAGCGCGTCGATCGCGCGGATGAGGTCAGAGAAGATGAGCGGTGACCCGGGGCGCAGCTGGGTGACGAGGGTGTTGATCGTGGCGGTGACGTCCTCCGTGGCAATGTCAATGGCAATGCCTGGCATCACCTTAAACCGCAAGCTGACGGGGACTGGCACTGTGTTGCCGTCCGACAGGACGACGTAGTCTGTCCCAACAGCCTTAGACTGAAGGTAGTCGAGTAAGGCGGCCTTGAGCGCGCCAGTTACGGGCGTCAATGTCCCGCCCACCCCCGTCGTCCACGCGCTGATGACCACGATGTTGCGCTCGAGGAAGTCATTCTCAGCTCGGGTGTAGGCCAAGGCATAGCGCACCTGGCCAAACTTGAGGTCATTATAGTTCGACGCGAGTGTCTGGTAATCGTCGCGGGTGACGGCGCGGTCATTGGCACGGGCGTAAGCCGGGATGTTGACACGTGCCTCATCGAGGGTCTCGGCGTCTAGGCCACCTGAGCCGGGAAGGTTATTGACCAGCGTGATGTTGATCGGGTTTGAGAGCGACGGGATCAGCCCGACGATCGTCGTGTTGATCGCCCCAGTTGCGATGTTTCCAGCCGCACCACCCCCAACCTGGTACGTGACTGCGAGAGTCGCGTCGGTGGGTGGAGTGGCGCCAAATGTATCGTCACCAAAGTGCAAGGTGGTGGTCCCAGACGGCAATGTCATTGCCTCATAGACGGTATCATTCGGGCCAGAAAAGTAAAGCGAGTCGACCTGGGTCCACGCAACCCCATTAAGCGTCACGCTGACGGTGTTGTCGATGACCGGGGTGCGGGTGAGCGACACGATGTAACTGGGGGTGGTGGCCGCCGGAGTGACATACTGCTCTGTCACGGTCTGCGCCTGAGTGACGGTGATAGTGCGATCGATGACCTCTGCAGTGATGGTACCACTGGCACCGGCCCACGCCACGTTGAGCGAGAGGCGGTTTGAGTTTGCGGCATTTGGCGCCGCCTCGATACCCTGGATGCGGTACTCGACGTCGCTGCCAGTCTGGCGGAAGAACTGGCCAATCGACACATACTCGGCCATCGACACCGAGTCGTCAAGGACGTCCACGTGGCTCTCCCCCGCATACACCTGGACGAGCGACTGCAGTACCCCGGTCCCCGCTAGAGCCGGGTTGAGCTGAAGGACCGTGGCGATAGGCGTCACGTTGCCCGCGCTGATCGTGTAGTCTTTGCTGACCTCGAACGGCAAGACGTTGTCGGCAGAGCGGAGTGGGGTCCCGGCTGAGATCAAGACGTCGGCGGCGGCTGGCGAGAAGAGCGTGGCATCGCAAGGCACGGCAGCTGGCGCCGGGCCACGAAGCTTATACTGCACGGCAGCGCCCACGCGGACGGCAGACTCGCGTAGGGTCATCGTCGGCAGGAACTTCTCGGCCGCCGCCCGATTGATCAAGAAGGCGGTCGAGGCGGTCGAGAAGGCCACTGCATCCAGGAACATGCGGCCAAAATCACCGGTCTGGAAATCATTCCACTTGCCAGGGTACCGAGCCCTAATCCGTTGGATGACAGCGTCTAGGTGAGATGCATAGTCAAACTGGACGTACTGCAGGGTACTCTGGGCCATGGTGGCCTAAGTACGGCTACCGCGGCGGGCTGCAGAACCCCAGCACTGACGGCAAAGACTTGGTGATGGCCGGGGCCTTCTTCGTGTCGATCCCAGCCTTCTTAAGCCCCTTGCTGTCGGTGTAGTAGAGCTCCATGGCCGCAACCCGCGGGCCATTCTTGAACGCGACCTCCAGCACGGCGTCCTGCCGCTGCTCTCCCCAGCCAACCCCAAGGGTCAGGTCGACAGTACTTCCTACCCCACCAGACTGCACAGGCGACGCGCCGAGTGTCACTGGCGGAGTCGGAGTCACGCTGCACGAAAACGACACATCCGTGGTCATGCTCGGAT